GAGCGATGTCGAGGTCTGGTCCTACGTCTTCTACCCAGCCTCCTTCACCAAAGGATTGACCGTCGTTAGTCTCAAATCGGAGATAGTAGTCGTCCTCGTTAGCGTCAGCAGAGCCACGCACGGCAACCCGGAAACCATCAGGTCCACGCACAGGTAGATCCGAAAGCGAATCAACTTCCTTGTGGACGAGTCCTAGGCCGGAACCAGCAAGACCATCGAATGCTTCAAGGAAGAAGTCTTGGCCGTCATTGCGGTTGATGAGGATAGAGCCGTCTTTGTCCTTTGAGGTGTAAGCGTCGGCTACAGTTGCGCTTGTGACAGGCTCGACTGGGTTGCTCGTCGATACAACAATAACATTGCCATCGTAACCACCCGCATTGTTTAACGCTTTAGTAAATTCTTGAGAAATGTTGGAGGTGTCGGCAGCGCCTTCCTTGGCTGTAGTCCCCGCTTTTTCCGTAACAATATGAACTTCGTCATAAGCAGGGGACGCAGGAAGTGTTGATGGGTCCGCAAAGCTTTGTGAAGTGTCATACATTACGCTTAACCCTTTATGGAGAAGGCTCACACCTGTAACCACCCCTGATTGTATCGTAAGAGAAAACTCAGGACGCGTCTGCCATTCTACTGCGGTTGGGAACTCAATCGTAGGCTCATCACCTTCGTAACCGGACCCACCGTTATTAACACTAATAGTGTTTATTTGATAGATGTATTTATTATTTCTTGAACCAGTACGCGCCTCTGACCAAGTAACACTAAAAGTTGCGCCACCTCCACTAAAGGTTCCTTTGTCTCTAAACTTAAGACCATACTTCTTAGCGTAGTCGCCTTGTTTAACAAACACTAAGGCACGTGACGAATCAAGGGGTTCGGACTTCTCGTCTGTCTTAGCTACAGTAACATCAGTGTTAAGAAGGAACGTGCTGTCCCCTATGGTAAGAGCTTTAAGCTGTTCGTGGGATTTGTTAGCTGTTGCGAGTTTAAGATAATCACCACTGACCGTGTAGCCGCCTTTGTTTCCTTCAACATCTGCCTCTTCTCCTGTCTCTAGGTTGAACACCCGGATAACACCTGAGCCGTCACCTGTGGTCCGATGCTCAATAGTAACAACATACCTTTCAGTCTCACTCCGGTTGATGAAGTGCAGGAAGTCACCCTCAAGAGCTACAGCCCCTAAGTTGTCTATGAGCCGTGCCGGAGGACGCTTAGTGAGCCCTTTGGTGACGGTGGAAAGACCGTTGATCTGCTCCTCACATTGACCAGCTAGGCGCACCTGGGGTGACTGTTGGCTGACCCCTTGGATGAGGTTAGGAACGGTAGTTGTTATGTTAGCCATCGTTTAAGCAAGGTCAGTGCGGCGATTGATGCCGATTCGTGTAGCAGTGTCGTAGTTGTCGAAGATGGTTCGATCAGAGTTGTTACCTTCAGCTTCTTCCATAGCTGCCTTGGCGCGAATCTCATCACGGTAAATAAGTGCCTCAATCTCACGGGAGCCAACAAGTCTGTTAGCAAACATCCGGGATGCTTTGAGGGCAATGTAACGTCGAGCCTGTTCTGGTAGCTCTTCGTATTCAAGTAAAAATGTTATGTTAACCTTAAGCTCGTCTTCAGTGAATACATCAGTGTAGTTCTTACGGTCAAACAATGTGGTGCCTCGTTGGACTACATCGTAGGTGGTGTCAACTGTGTCCACTTGTAGGACGTTGTCAGGTAACACAAACTTATTGGAGGCGTTGGCTTCCAACTTGTAGTCTTGGGCTGTGTTAAAGTGCCACCCATCTTGTTGAACCTCACGTGACACTTCGTCAATAACACCCTTAGCCAGTGCAGCAGATGGCGGCAAAGCAGTAGTGTTAGCAATAGAGTTTACAGGTGCTTCGGTAACGTAACCGAGCATGGTGTTAACAGCGTCAAGTTTGGAGGTAAGGGTAGCCATAGTAATTGGGAAAAGGAAAAGGCCGCACCCCCATCATTAAAGAAAGGAGTGCGACCGTTGGGGTTATTAGGGGGTATTAGTCAGCGTCTTTGATTTCAAAGGCAGCTTCGGGGCGAAGGACACCGTGGCCCATAGCATACTTAGCTACGAACAGGCTTCCTTGGAGTTCGACCTTGTAGTCGCTTTCGGTAGCAAGGTCAAGGAGCTTGACAGTTCCGATAGCCGATGGGTGTCCACCGATGATCTGAGTTTTTGACAAGTTTCCGTTGTAGCCAGCGCCGTTGGAACCTCCACCAAACACGTCATTCTTGACGGAAGATGAACCATCTCCAGTAGACACGCTTGAAAGGTCTTCATCAACATCAGCAAGGTGGTTGCTCTTGTAGATGTTAATACCAGCAACCATTGGGATGCGACCAGTAGCAACATCACCACGACCACCGAAGTCACGATTAACAACTTCCTCACCTGAGGCGATCAAGGTGTAGTAGTCTTTAGGTTTAAGGATAGCGAAACGCTTTCCGTCGTTAGGGATGTCGTTCTCGTCAAGCTTCTGAGCAGCCTCAAAGAGGACATCTTGGATGTTCTGACCGGTTAACGAGTTAAGGGCGACAGTGCTGTTGATAGCGATCCCGTCTATACCATCGTATCCATCAGATGCAGAGGTCTTAAGTGCAGATTCAGTACGTGCAGCAGCCGCAAGGGTCTTCATGGTTGCAAGATCAAAACGCTTGGCAAGAGCCTTACCGAGTTCCTGAGCATAAATGCTTCGGACATCGTAGTGGTTCTTAAGCTCATCGATGTTTGCGATGAAGGTTGAAGCAAGTAGGACATCGTCAATGCTGATAACTTTCTCAGCGTGTTTAATAGCACTGAGGTAACTGTTACCGGCGTCAGCAATGTTCTGACCTGGGGTGTGGTAGTTAGCGGTAGCAATACCAGTTACTGGGAACTGAGCAGACTTACCGTTAGCAATAGTCCGAATCGTGTGAAGTCCTTTCATCACGTTGAACTCTTCGAATGTGGTCAGGATTTCTCCTGAGAACACCTTGAGGAACAAAGCATTCGCATCACCTGCCACGTTAACTTGTCCCAATCGGGACGCGGATGTATCTCCGTTAGCCATAATAGTTGGTTTTTCTAATTGTTGTTGTTAAGGTTGTCCTCATTCTGATGTGTCCATAACCGGGTTCGGAGTTATTGATTGTCCACCGCAGTGGGTCTCATCGTCGGCCTCGGGGGAGTCTATCTTTATGATGACGTTTGGTTTAAACACCACCAAGCTACTTATGCAGCTTGTAATAATGGTGAAAGTTGTTGTGTTATCTTCACAGCCGTGCCATGAGGTAACAGTAAGGTAGTTATCGCCTATGTCCGTAAGTGAACCATAGACTGAGCATTCAAGGGGACCATCGGTTGCATCTTGCACGTGGTCGAGGAAGTCTATTTGAATAACATCTCCCAGAGCTACTTCTTCTTTAAACGCAGCTTTACACGTGCAGCAGGGGTGTTGGCAACAAACTGTTTGCCCTTGGCTCCTGCACGTTTCTTCTTTCGCGCTGTCGCAGCTCGCTGAGAGATTGATAGGCTGTTGGCTTTTGATCTTGGAAGACATCTATCGGGGTTCTTTTTGTTCTTTGAGGTTCCACAAGCGCCTTTGATTTTACCATCGGTTCCTACTCGGACCCAGTCTTGCTTACGCCACTTTGCTAGTTCACCCACGGTTCTTCTTACGTTTGATTGTTAATTTAGATCTCTTCTTACCTTTTCCGTAGTTAGGATCTTTACAGTATTTAGATGCCGCCATATTAGCGTAAGCACTTGGATACTTATCAAACGTGCGCTTCGCCCATGCGATTCCTTTAGGACATATCTTAGCCATAGTTGTTATTCAATAAAACTTGTTGAAATGATTGTTACTTGGCTCAAGTCCCCTTTCCTTTCTTCTTCTTTGACATGATCTTCAACCCCTTCCGCTTGGCTGCTTTCTTAGCTGCTTTCTTACCTTTGGGGGTATACGGATACGACTTATCTCCTACTTTGGGCATAATGTTGTTATTGTTAGTGTTGGGGTTGATTGTATTTAGCGTTTTGATTGTTGGTCACTTTTTCTTTCGCGAGTAACTCCGACCATCTTTTCCTTTGTAAATTTCATACCCAGCTTTCTTTTCACCTGCAACAGTCTTAGCGTAAGTTTTATGCTTTCGTCCTTTGAGAATTAGTCCTGACTTAGGATCTCGCGATGGCCAATGACCTTCCGAGTCCGGCTTTAATCCCGCTTTTCGAGCGGAGTCGTAATCATATTTGTCACTATCTGGATTAAACCGTTTAATGCTTAACTTTGAAGGTTTGCGTAAGTGAGAAGGTCGAGGCATAGGGTTATGGGTTGGGGTTGTGGTTCAGCATTTCCACCTTCTAAGAGCTAAAGCTTTTCGGGTGGGCCTGCCTTTGGAATCTTTCATCGGGCCTTTAACGCCTGACATCCGCGCACAAAAAGACCGCTTCCTCGGGCCTCCCTCTGGTTGCGGTTTCTTTAAGTTACTACCTGTCTTTCGGTTGTAATACTTGCGTCCCTTTTCTGTTAAGCCTCCTTTGTCTGACTTATGTTCTTTGCGAAGGGACAATCCTTTTCGTTTAGCGGGCATGTTGGTTGTTCTCTAGGTCGTTGATGTAATGTAACATCTCCCCCACCGTCTGCTTCTGGTCCGCTGTCCACGTCTGCTCTCTGGCCTTCTCTAAAAAGTAAGGGAGCTTTGTCGGACGAAGAGTCGGAGTGCATCCACTCATCAATAACATCACGCATGTTGCTGTGACGCTCAACATATAGTTTCTCTTCATAGGCTTCCATAAGACCACGAAATGCCTCTGCTAACCGAGGAAACGATATAAGTAACTTGACTAGCAGAGACACAGACATGTGGCGCGTGTGTGGTAAGGGTTGTTATTTTTGCTTGGCGCGGCCAATGTTAAGGGCAAGGAAATCAACAACCTTGTAAATCTTCTTAACCCACCCGTCGTCTGTAGGAGTAGGAGTAAGAGCAGCGATAGCGGAACAAGCAGCAACCACCATTGAAAGGGCGGCTAAGAGTTCCTGGGTGTTGTCGATGATGTAAGTAATAATAGATGACATAATTAGAATGCGGTTGTGACTGATAGTCGTTGTGAGACTTGCTCCCGGTATTTGTTATCGTAACTATAGCGCGGGTCTTGCATAGCAATCGTCATCTCCTTAGAGGAGCTAAAAGGCACGGCCCCGGCTGTTCCCGAGGTGTCCCCTTGGACAAGAGAAACAGGTGTTCCACCGTCCGACTGAAAGCGAGCATAGAGACCACGGATAGCCATAGTTGCTGCGTTAACATCCCCTGACTCGACCGTGTTGTTATACACCTCTTGTTCTTGGTCTGTTAAAGCTGTTGCTGCCCACTCGGACATAGCCTCGTAGTTCTCCGCGCCTCCAGCCTCCTGCATCAAGGTTTGTTGTTGTTGGTTAGCCACGGCTTCGTAGCCATTAACATACATATCAACCATCTCCTTAGGGATACCGTTAGCCTCAAGGGACTGATAGGTCTCCTCGGATAGCTCACCGGTCTCGAAGTATTCTTCGGATGCACTGGTGACAGCACTGTTAGTTACCTCTGGTGTGCTGGTGGTGTTATCTTCTTCGGTCTCGGATGGCTCGGCTTTGTTCTCGTGGAACTGCTTTTCGAGGTTGCTGTAAGCGTCTGCTAAAGCCTCCGGGTTATCAAACT